CTTGTACAGAATCTAAAAGAATCTGTCTTTTAAGATTTGAAGTAAAGATATGTTGTTCATGGTCTGTTAAATTTTTAAAGTCATTCGCATCCTTAAGAACGTCCACTTCTTCTGGTCTCCAAAAGAAACCTAACTGTTTGTCTGTTAACTTATCAAACTGTTTATACTTTAGCATATCATAACGTTGAATTGCTACCCCACCCGATGGGTCTAAAAATGCTAAGGCTTTTGTATGGTCTGCCCTATTGTCGGAATTGAATACTGACATTTTATTTCTCTCTTTCTTATCTTTCTTATTCTGTTTCTTTGTCATTTGATTTTAATACAATCTCGTTTATAAATTCTCTCGTTTATAAATTCTCTTTGATAAGATGCGGTTACACAATTATCTAATGTATTTACCCTTTTTGTAATAAAATCTAAAGCTGATGGTTCGCTTTTTTCTTCTACTTTATCACATACTTGCAGAATAAAATGATTATTAACTTCATTACATATTCTATTTAAAACATGCTCAAATAATCCATTACTACTACTTAAGGTTGTAGATGTATCTTTACCACTATTACCACTAATCCAACTAGATATATGAATAACCATTGTATTTTTATTCATACGTTCAATTAGTTTATCTAAAAATTCATCATAGTCTTTGTGTTCCCTATCTCCTTTAATTTTAAGGTCAACGTATCTAAAGTCTTCCTTACTATCCATAAACATATCACATATGTTCTGGTCGTGTTTATGTTGTCTACATGTTTTAGACCACACAAAATTAGGTATTGCAGGATTATAATCTGGTCTGACACAGACCCATCCCACTTTTTCCTCGTCACTCTTAAAAAATGAATAATATTCTGCGATAGTTCCTTTAGCTAATATAGAGTTTATATCTCTCATTAGATAGCACAACTATCACAATATTCTTCATATTCTAAATCACTATCGAAATCCTCTCTCGACTTTTGTTCCTCTTGTATATCCTTTGCTACATCGATTTCTCCTTGTCCATCAAATGTATTAAAGTAGTAAAGTTGTTTACCACCATATTTGTAAAACATAATAAGATGTTGTAGCATTATACTCATTGGAATCTTCTCATCTTCAAAGAAGATTGGATTATAACTAGTATTTACACTAATACCCTGGTCGATATATTTCTGTAAAACAGCCATAATCTTCAAGTATCCTTCAGGAGACTCTTGATCCCATAGTAATTCATATTTATTCTTTAATTTGTGAATACCGGGTACAACTTGCTTTAAAACGCCATGTTTTGATTGCTTGATACTAACCATACTTCTTGGTGGTTCTATACCGTTGGTTGAATTTGATATCTGTGCAGATGTTTCTGCAGGCATAAGAGCCATTAGTGTCGAATTACGAATACCGTGTTCTTTTAAATCTTTTCTTAATCCGTTCCAATCTTGCTTATACTTTCTTTTGACTAACTCATCTACTTCTGATTTATAAGTATCAATTGGCAAAATTCCGTTTCCGTACTTTGTTTCATTTGATAACGGACATGCACCTTTTTCTTGTGCAAGTACGTTTGATGATTTAATTAGAAAATAACTCCATGCTTCTGCCCATTCATCAACAAGTTTTAAATCAGGGTTAGAATAGTTTGTATCATTTTTAGCTAACCAATATGCAAAGTTAATAATACCAACACCAAGTGGTCTTCTATTATTAGTTGAAATTTCTGCCGCAAGTACAGGATATCTTTGATAGTCTAGTAGAGCATCAAGTCCACGTACTGCTAAATCACATGGTTTTTCAAATTCTTCTGGTGAACGAATATTACCCCAATTAATAGCACTCAAAGTACAAAGAGCAATTTCTCCTTCTTCATCATGTAAATGCTTTAAAGGTTTTGTAGGTAAATTAATCTCGCAACACAAGTTTGATTGTTTAATAGGTGCATGTTCTGTTACAAACGCACTATGGTCATTTGCATGGTCAACATTCATCAAATATATACGACCTGTGTTTTTTCTTTCATTCATAAATGTAGAAAACAATTCAATAGCTGGAATAGTTTTCTTGCGTAATCTTGTATTTCTTTCTGCACGTTCATATAGTTCTTTAAATTTATCTTGGTCATTAAAGAATGCATCGTACAGTCCAGGTACATCAGAAGGTGAGAATAAAGAAATGTCTCCGCCTGACAATAGACGTTCATACATTAGTTTATTAAATTGTACACCATAATCCATATGACGTACTCTGTTATCTTCTGTGCCTTTATTATTCTTTAGAACAAGTAAGTCTTCAACTTCATAATGCCAAATAGGATAATACAAAGTTGCCGCGCCACCACGTACACCACCTTGTGAACATGATTTTACACTTGCTTGAAATAATTTGTAAAAAGGAATAACACCTGTATGACTTGCATCACCATTACGTATCGGTGAATTGATAGCACGTATACTACCAGCACCAATACCAATGCCTGCTTTTTGAGAAACATATTTAACTACTGAACTTGAGGTAGCATTTATAGAATCAAGCGAGTCGTCTGTCTCAATCAAAACGCAGGATGAAAACTGTCTTTGTGGTGTTCTTACGCCAGCCATGACAGGTGTAGGTAGAGATATATCAAAGTTACTAATTGCATCATAGTAATCTTTGACATATTTCAATCTTGTTTCTTTTGGATAATTACCAAATAATGAAGCGGCAATTAGAATATATGCAACTTGTGGTGTTTCAAAATGTTTACCAGTTACACGATTTTGTACTAAGTACTTGCCACGAAATTGTTCCATACCAACATATGCAATGTTGAAATCTCTTTCATGTTTAATAAATGAATTGATTTCGTCCCATTCTTCGTCTGAATAATCTTCAAGTAATGCAGGATCGTAAAATCCATTTTCAGTATTAACTTCAATAATCTTTTTAATATGCCATGGGTCAAAATCGTTATATACCATTTTTCTTAAATGATAGTTTACTAGATTTCCTGCAACCCATTGATAGTTAGGTGTTTCTTCTGAAATTAAGTCAGCGGCCGCTTTAATCAAAGTTTCTTGCACTTCTTCACTTTTTATACCATCATAAAATTGAATATGTGACTTTAATTCTACTTCACTTGCACTAACACCTGCAATATCGTCACATGCAAACATCACTACTTTGTGCATTTTTTCCAGGTCTAATGGCTCTGGAGTGCCGTCTCTTTTAATTACTTTTATTTCGCTCATATCTGTCTCTCTTGCTGGTAATGTATTTACTCATTCCCAATGTTTATTAATGTCTGTTGTTTATTTCTGCATCTTCCATTCCTGCTACTCGTAGTTTGATAATATTGGTTAATTGAAAATGTTTAATCTCAAAACCTTTAGTTATCCCCAAATACTGGTTACGTGTATATGCAACTTGATTAATTAATTCGCTTATTGCTACAACTTCTTGTTCACCATCAGCATACTTTTCAGCATCACGTGAACTAAGTGCTTTGTTATAGTTTTCTAAGTACTTTCTTAGATACTCACTTCTTTTCTTTCTCAGTTGTATATTTAAGTGTTCTAGGATAGCCTCTAATTCTTGTAACTGTGCAAAACGCAATTCTACAAATGAAGGCAACTGTGTAGCATTCTTCTCCACATTGCCGTAAATTTTTACTTCTTTTCTTGCGTCTGCAACTTCATTGGTAAAATAGTCAACTGCTTCTGGAATCTTACTCCAGTCCTTAACTACCTTATTATACCAATTTTCCATTACCAATCTTCCTCTTCGTCTTCCCAATCATCAAAATACCTATCTACCGCCGTTTCAAGTATTTTGTCACCGTCTGCAAACTCATCTATCTCATGTTGTTCGATACCACTATCGTCACATACTTTGATAAATGTTTCTGCCGCTTCTAATTTGTCTTTTGCTGGAATAAATCCTTTTACTTTATCCCATAACTCAAAAACTGTTTCTAATTCAACTGCCGCCATTAGACCTAAGCCTCATATATGGCTGAATTAGCACCATGCTCTGCACATTCGGCTTTCACACAGTAACATCGATTATCTGACATATCTCTGACAAGTTTATCAGCGAAACGCCATGCGTGTTCTGAGAATTTTTCGACCCCCACACCATCAAGTTGTACAATACTTGCAAGACCTTGTGTCTCAAGCAAAAGCAAATCATCCTTCTTAGGATCATTTACATCAATTACAACTTTGTGGTCAAACGTATCTTCAAGCCATGCTTTCAGAGGTTTTAGACCACCAAAATCAACTACCCAATTACGTTCATCTAATTCATCACAACCAAATGTGAATTTAAAAGATAAACTATATCCGTGTA